GCAAGCACAGCTTCCTGCGAGTCGCGGTTAGCAGTGGTTGTTTCGACGAGGTACTTTGCCAGCGGACCCATGTCGGAGAACGGCAGAACCGCAAACATCTCCTGATCGGGAACGCCTTCTTCCTTCAGACGTACGTAGCCGTCAATGAGGGCTTCGATGTCATCAACCGCGGTACCAACAGTACCAAAGGTCCAGTTGTTACCAGCGGCCATCATCTTGCCGAGAACGTCCGCATCGACATCTTCGCCNGCATTCTGGCCGATCATGCGAAGACGGTCATCGCGGGCTGCCTGGTCTTCGTCCCGGATGTGGGCGAAGTCTTCATACGCAAAGTCCAGCGTGATACCGCTGTTCAGGGCGTAGATTTCAGCACCGAAGACGGTGTTCTGCTTACCAGCGGCAAGCGTGGCAACCGTGCCGGTCCAGCGACGGGTATTATAGCGAGGCGGAACGCGCTCGATATACTTGAAGCCGTTAGTCGGGTTGATCTTCGAGGTGGAGGGCTTCCACCGGCAGATTTTTGCAGCGACGAGATTGTTCTCAAGTGCTGCGGCAATTGCGTCGGTGACGAGCGCAAGCTGGGGATATGTATTAGTAGCCATTGTTTCTTACCATGTCCTTGTAGCCTTCAGCATCTTCGCATAGCGGGCATCAGATTCTGATGAGAATTGGCCGCTATCTCCGCGAGGCGCCTTTGGCGAGGGTTTCGCTTTTGGAATACTCGTTGCAGCCTTGGAGTTGGCCGCCAGTCGAGCAGAGATTTTTCCAAACTCAAGGGCTTGGTCCATCGGGTCGAGACCCGTAATCCTCTCCAACTCAGAAGGTTTCCGAGCCAGGTGATAAAACACGTCTTCCGCATTCGGAAGCTGCACCAGCCGCTTTACAGCCTCCTGGTGCGGAGGCATCGCCTCTAGGGCGTCCTGTACAATATCAAGGAAATCACTGTATTTGTCAACGCCCCGCTGTTCGACCTGATCAGCATATGTCGTTAGCTGGGTCATCGCCTGCATCTGGGCAGCTTCGCGGCTGATCGACGAGGTTGCTTCGTGTGCCCGTCTTGAGGCCTGCTCAAGGATGTGGGACTCTCGTGCGTCCATCCATGAAGAGAGGTCTTCCTCGTATCTCTGGTCCCAGCGTCCGAGCGGGTAGGCTTTCGGGTCCGGCTTTCTGGGCGCTTCGTTTACAGCCTCTCGTGCTTCCGGGGCACGACTCGTCGTTATGCTCTTGATCTGATCCTCGAGGGCGCGGATGCGCTCATGGGACGCCTGCGTTTCCCGTTCTGCCCGGCGGCGCTTGTACGCCTCTTTAGCAGCAGCCTTTGCGGCTCTTACGTCCTCTTCGCTTTCCTGAACCTCTGCGGGCGCCTCTTCGACCTGCCCGACATCTTCAACGTGTTCGAATTCACCACCCTTGCGGTCGATGACATGCACGTCCTCTGGTGGCGGGGTGTTCGATGGGGGTAGGTCAGCGGGAACGATATACGCGGATTCCGGTGCTGGATCACGCACTTCAATAGTCATAGAACGCTCCGTCCTTCATGTTGTGTCAACCTGCTGTTGGTGGCGAAGAATTAATCTTGGCAATCTCGGCGTAAACTTTTTCTATTTGGCTGGCAAGAAGGTTAATCCTCTGCTCCGTCTCAGCCATCTTGATGCTGGCCGTGGCTTCGTTAGCCGCAATCTTCGAAATGCGCTCCTGAGACTGGGCACGCTCACTTTCGGCGGTGGCCATGCTTTGCTCAGCCGAAGCAAGCTTGGACTGAACCTCAGCTTCCCGCTTGGCCAGTTCAAGCTCTGCCATACGCATTTCCATCTGCTGCATCTGCTGCTGCATCTGCTGCTGCTGCTGTGCTTGCTGCATCTGTTCCGGTGTCATCTCTTCGTCTGCCATGCCGGTGCGCTCACGCAATGCTTTCACCAGCTTGTCAGTGCCGGGGATATTCAGCAGTTCGATCAGTTCCGGCGCAACCAGGCCCATAAGCTCCGGGTTGGCGTTGAACATGGTCTGGTAGAAGTCGATTGCCTGAACACGCTGGGTTTCAAGGCTTGGGCCGGTGCTTACATCAACGGAGTACTTACCTATCGTGATGTCGGCGCTTTCCGGGTTATCCGGGTCATTCAGGATCGTATCCTTCATCTTGTTGTCTTCACCGACAATCTTGACGATGCGGGGCGTGTCATAGGAAATCGGGATTAGCTGGTTGATAACCCGGTACATTTCCTTTTTTGCGGCCCGCAAGAGGTCGTCATAGATGATGCCGCCCGTATCGGCGACATTCATCTGCTGCTCGAGGGCCAGACCCGAAGCCGGTGTGGTGCCTTCTGATACGTTGGGCTTGCTGTCGAACAACTCGAAGATCGACTGCTGGGCGGCCTGCGTCTCGAGGATTGCTGCCTGATCGACCACAGGAGGCTGGACCTGCTCCGGTTTTGGTCCGCGATATTTCAGGACACCGCCACGAAGTTTGTGGGCGTTCTTGTATGCGGCTTCCTGCTCCCGGCTGAGCGCATCTTCCTGCGCTTCATACTGAGCGCGGTTGCGGTAAACGATACGCTCGATCCTGTCCGACTTGACGTAGTTGTAGAAACTCATCGCGTCTTTCGCGAATGAGATCATGCCGAAACGCTCAACACGGTCGCCGGCTTGTATCTGCCAGCCGGGAACGCGGATAATCGGGACGCGGTCAATCTCAAGTTCGTACGGCTCTGCAAGGTACTCAACGCCGTTGGTCAGGATGCCAACCGCATACCTGGCCTCAGATTCCCGCACCATGTACGTTTCAGTCTGCGGATTCATAACCACCGTATGGAATCCGCCTGCCCCGTCAGGCATCACGAACTCTTCAGGCGGCGTATCGCCAATCTCGACCACATCGCCATTCGTAAGCAGCGCAATGTTCTTCTTCCGCGTCTGCATGTACCAGACAAGCGCGATCCGGATTTCGTCTTCGCTGATCCAGTCGCCGAGGGAACCAAGTGGCCCGGCGCGCATTGTAATCGGGTAGCTTGTGTCCTGTGCCGGGTTTTCCCCAATATCAATGGCTTTGGCTTTAGGGAACTTCTTCTTGAAGTCAGCGCGGGACATGGTCTGCTCGCGGATCACCCAGCGGGCATCCTTGCCGGTCGGCTCTCTCGACTGGTTATCCCAGATGATGTTCCACGGATTGTAATCCGTTGAAATGCTGATGTCGGTCTCGAATACGTCGGCATTCGCGTAGTCAATCGACAGTTCGTAGTGCCCGATTCCGGCAATAAGCTGGTTCTGGGACACAATGGCATCGATCGACGCAATATCCGAATTCATCTCGATATTGCGGATCAGGCCCTCACGGATTTGCGCGATGCCGGTATACTTCTCGCCGGGGCTGAACGGTGCCACTTTGGGGCCGACACGCTTGCGGGCGCGGGCATTCAGCCTTTGTTTCAGAAGCGTGAACGCAATATTGAACGTCATTGCCGGTATGTTGTTATCGCGGCGCCATTTGAAGTCGTCGAGCGGCCACTGATAACCGGCGGCATAGCGCGTGTCTTCTACACCGCGGTCCCGGTTCTGGTCATCATGGTTCAGGCCGTCCTGACGCCACTGCATAACGGTTTTGCAGAATTCTGCTTCGTTCTCAACGCCCTCGAGGACAACACGACTTTTAGCTTCTAAGGGCATAATTTATCCCATCCATGAGACTGATCGGGGTGGCACACCCTCCACGTAAACCGGCAGTTCAGCGTTGAAGCTGGTAACATTAACCGCCTGCGCTCGCAATGGCTGCACGTATTCGTCAGCGTAGGTCAAGCCGACCGCGTCGAACAGGTCATGTGACCTGCCCTTCAGCTTACTCTTCGGAACAAGCTCGAAATCGCCTTCCTGATTGGTGTAGCGTATCTGAGGCGCGCAGAAGTCAGCCTGCGCCTCGTCGGTGTCGGGCAAGTCCAGGCCTTCAACAGACTCGATGACCTCTTTGATGCGCCATGCCATTTCCGCTTTGCGGTTCTTCGGTCCCGGTTTGTCGGGTAACCGAAGCTTGGCCTGGCTGGTAGACCCGAAGTTAACAGCGCGGACGATCTCCTGATAGTTCCGGTCGTCACGCAGGGCGGATGAGATCGCGTCTCCGTTTCCGCCTCCGCCGGCGTCGATATTCACCCGGTCAGGCTTTTCTTCCTCGATGACCTGCTTGACCCATTCAAGGCCTTCCTGAAAACGGACTTTGGTGCGGTGTTTGATCCACAGGACTTTTCTGCCCTGCCTGCATGCAATGGTAAAACGGTACACCGCCCATTGATGCCGGGTCGATGCCAATCACCTTTGACCCGCTTGGTATGATGTTCGCATTGCGTGCCCGCTGTACGTCTGCCGGGCTGATGAACGTCGAGTCCTCAACCGCATTAAACGCATCTGAGATCGTTAACGGGTATTCGCGGGCAAAGCGGAAGATGTTCCTTGGTGACCCCATCTTACGGCGGCGCCAGTATATCTGTCCGAGCGTAAGCCCCTGAAGATCACGAAGCTCAATTTCAGACGGGAACGCTTCATGATCCCGGTGAGGGTTAATCTCGAAATCAGGAGGCGGGGGAGCCGTAAGGTCCGGGTCCATGCTCCAGGGCACGAAGATCAGCTTGTATTCAGAGGCGCCTTTCAGGCAATCCATGCAGCGTTCAAAAAATGGACCGAACGGCTCCTTGGCTGTACCCTCGATCCATACTTCCGTACCGAATACGTCGCTGACGCAGTTACCGATACCGGACATGATTTCTTCCAGGTTAGACACTGCGCCGCCTTCTGAGAGGTGCAGGAAGGTGATTTCATCACCCCTGCCAGCGTCTTCTGTCTCTGANGANTAAATGGAATAGCGGCTGTCCATCCCTGCAAATTCAAGGCCTTTGACGTTCGATGTGCCAAGCTCCGGAGCCAGGGGGTTGTTGTCGTGGAAGCGTTTCACGATGCGGTAAAGCGCGTTTGTCGAGGCTGACAGGTGAGCCATGATGGCGGTCGAGACACCGTGATTCAAGGATGTCTTGTGGTATCCCCGGCCCAGAATGTACGTCGATGCGCCTGCCCGCCGGTATTTCAACACAATTGACCGGACCATCCCGGTCTCGGCTTTCTGCTTCTCGACCTCTTTATGCATGACCCGCTGGATCGGGTTAAAGATCAACGGCACCAGTTGGCCGTTCTTATCCCTGACTTTCAGGCACTCCCTGGCCATTTTCGGTAAGTCTTGCCGGAACTCCCCCAGCCGCCGGAGCGCGGGGTCGAGGTCTTCTTGCATGTCTATCGGGTAAAGTGGCTTCATGGCTTTGTCTTTTTAATCCACGTTACAAAATCGGCCAGATCGCCGCTATA